CCCCGCCTGCAATCATGCGACCTATGCTCAGGTCCTCCGTATCTTTGCCCTCTATCTTTTGAGCTGCTGCACTGCTTCCAACTCCAGATAAGAACCTACCGACAAGCTGCGCTCCTTTTCTTTTTGCTGCGTCAGGAATCTTTCTCCCGACGGTTCGCGTAAGTATTTCACCTAGGACATTACCAGCAATTTCAGTTACAGCAGATCCTGCGATCTGTGCACCTGTAATATCTGGCTCGGGTACAGTTATATCGTCCTGAAGCGCTGGCAAACCGCGTCGTTCGCGCTCTTCTGCGGTTAATGGTCTAATTGCCATACTTTATTTATCTGTTTTTTCGTGCTTCAGCAGCTCTTGATCTGGGGTCTTTCTTTCCTTCGCTTTCAACTGCCTTTTCTTCGGGTTCATATTTACCTCTTTCGCCTTTTTCATTTATGTATTCATAACCAATATCAATCTCCCCCTTTTCATAGAGTTCATTGGCCTCAGCATCAGTAAGTCTAGGTATGGGTTTTCTG